CCCCTGCCCCCACTACTCTGTCCACAGATGAAAGTCAACCTCATGGGATGCGTGTACAATTACATTTGTATACTATTCAATAGATAAAGTCAAATCGTTTGACAATAATATATTGATATGATATTCGTAGATTAATTACAGAAAGGATAAGTCTTATGTATTTATTATATACTTTAATTATGGGCATACCTTTCTTTTTGTTAGTTGTTATGCCTATATTTAAGATGCTTGTCGGCATTATAACTTAGAGACTAAAAGCCTGTGTCATTAATTTGACATGGGCTTTTTTATTTGCTATCAATAAATATAATTAATTAATTATCAACAAAGGAAAACATATGAAGAAAAAAGATATCATTGCTAAGTGTCTTTCTACAGTTAATAAACTTGTTAAGGCGGATGGCATCCCTCACGATATCTGTGATGACTTCCGAGTTTGTATTGCTATGATACAGGATATAAACAGAGTTGAGTTTATCACTGTTAGACGAGAGTTTAGCATAGATAAAAAAGATATGGATAAAGTTCCTGAGAGTGCTACATTATCTGGTGTACATCCTCAAGAAAATATCTATAAGAAACCAGATGCGTAAGATGAAACTAGAATTAGTTGCAATATATTACGATGGTTATAAGAATAAAAAATCTTATATATATTCAGATAGGTATGGTAATCTATTTACCAAGTCAAAACCTATTTGACTTTAACTAAATAATTTAGTATAAACTAAGGGCAATCAGCGAGAGTTGGTTGCCCTTTTTTGTTTATACAATCAAGGGGGGTAGGTTTGTATCTTAGTCTAAACATCTAGCTAGTGTTATGCTACGCATTAATTGGTAGTGATTAATCTCTACAATACCTACCTCGAAAATTAATCAATCAATAATAAGGATAATATGATACCTCTAAAAATACAAATGGGTACATTCTCAGATTATCTTCATTCTATTTTGACCTCAACCAAAGCGAGTAAGTTTCGTGCAGGTTTTATCAAGAAGGATGGTAGCTATCGAGAAGGTACTTTTGATCTTAAAGATCGTAAGACATGGAAACAGACAGATGGTACGATGTATAAACGTAAAGGTAAGAAGAGAACTACTGACCGAGACGAGTACATACTTGCCCATGATCTAACTTTAAAACAACCTAGAAATATATCTGTAGCTAGACTTCAATGGTTTAGTGTAGGTAAGAAAGTGTACGAGTTAGGTCGTGTAGAACTAGATAATAATATTACTATTATTAACTTTGAGCCAGTTAAGTTTAGCCAACTTGACTCTCTCATGGAATATTATAGAGTATTAAATAACGGAAAAACAATCAACACAGGAGAACAACATGACCAATCTAATAAATAGACTGGAACAAGAAGATAGCACAGTCTTTAATATGTGCAAGACTCCAGTTAATCTACAGAAGATAGATATAATTAAGGAGAACTATAAGTTGAATAAACCAACTTATGCTGTGGTAGATATGCAGAACAATCGTGCAATACATTTGCATGGTGCTAACTACCAACTAATACCTTATGATTTTATATTACATCAGTTATCAGATGCATTAGATGATTATGGTATAGACATATCTAATACAGATATTAAATTTATGGTACATCAAGATCTAAATTATATGAAACTTAGAATATTATTTGGTGATGATAGTGCTTATAAACCTTACAGCATGTCTAAAGATGGTAATGATAAACTTAGATTTGGTATTGAATTGATATCAAGTTATGATGCATCATTAGTATTTACACTAAGAGCAATGTTTGTAAGATTAATATGTGCAAATGGTATGACTTCATTTGAAGATATTAATTCATCAATCAAACGACACACAAGAAAGTTTGATGTTGAAGCACCATTTGAAAAACTTAAATACCTTAACAAAACTTTTAAGAGTATGTCAGATACATTTGAAGTTTATCATCATACTGATCTTACTTCTGGTGAAGTAGATATACTATTTAAAAAGTTTGCAGGTAAGAATGAGAGTAAATATAACTTACTTCTAAAAGTTTTAGAAACTCCCAAAGATAAATCTACTTTGTATGATGTATACAATGCCTTGACTAATTACTCTTCACATAACCAAAGAGCAATTAAGTTTGGTAAGACAGGTAATGAAGATTACAGATTAGATAACTGTACAAAAGATGGAGTAAGAACTAATGAAGAAAGAGACTACGAAGTGAATAAGTTTCTTAAGAGTAATGACTTTGTGTTTTATTATCACAGAGGTATGGCTAATTACTCTAAACAAATATCCCAATAATGTTTGGTTTATTTATAACTAATGTGGTTGCCCTTCTTGTAGGGGCAATCATAGTATTTAAATTAATTAATATAGCAAAAAAAATTAATGATGAAGAAGACAATAAAAATCCCTAGGGTATATACTAACCCCCCCTGCATTGACAGGTTATCATATCATACTTTTAATCAAAAATCACTAAGACAAATTGACACACGCCCTAAGAAATGTTATAAGTGTGACTCAAATCCAGTAATTATAATCAACAAAAAATATTATTGTGCAAAGCACGGACTAGAAGAGGTATAGACTATGGAAAAATCAATTACAGAAACAAGAACAAGGACACCAGAAGAAAATATATGGATAGCTATTATACAACAGTGTATGGAAGATGCGTTTGGTTTAAGTACATCTACGAATATTACACCTGGTGAAATAAAAGTAGCACAAGATTGGTTTGATAGTAAAAGATGTTCTGAAGTTTGTGAAATGGCAGGTACAACTCGTGACCATGTACAAAAATTATTCAGAGACTTGCAAAGACAGTACGACAGTGGTAATATAGATAAAGATAAATTAAGAACAGGAATTAGAAACTTAGATAAAATGTTATGATTGAATTATTTTTAGATTCACCAAGAGAGTTGCAAGTATTATTGCTTGCATTTTTAATATTAATGATAAGGGAGATGTTTAAATGAAATCAAGACTAAAACAAATAGAAGACAAGATAGGTAAGCTATCTAATACTACTAAGATGCCTTCGTATTCTTGGGGTATACCTACAGAATATTGTAAGACAGGAAGTAAGTTAGCAAAGATACTTGGTACTATCTGTAATAAATGTTATGCAGACAAGGGCTTTTATAAGATGCCTGTTGTTAATGCTATGTATCAGAAGAGATATGATGCTATAGAAATGAATGAGTGGGTAGATGATATGTCAGAGTTAATCACAGAGAAGTATAAAAAGCTAACAAAATCAAGGCTTTACCACAGATGGTTTGATTCTGGAGACATACAATCTTTCTCTCATTTAATGAAGATCTTTGAAGTTTGTGAGAATACACCTCACATCAAACACTGGATAGCTACTAGAGAATATTCTATTGTAGATAAAGTTGATGAGAAAGATGTACCAAAGAATTTATGTTTGCGTATATCAGCTGTTAAAGTTGATGGTGCTATACCTAAGTTCTGGAAGTGGACATCTGGTGTGCATAAAGACAAACGACACAAAGGTAGAGAGTGTCCTGCGTACAAGCAAGATGGACAATGTAAAGATTGCCGTGCTTGTTGGGATCGTAAAGTTAAACAAGTAAGTTATAAGGAACACTAATGAAACGTAAATGTATAAACTGGGCAATAGTTGCAACGATGGAAAGACCAGATGGCACTTGGTTTACCGATACTATTACTCAAATAGATAATGAAACATCAACAGCTGTTGATAATTTTTTAACTGAATATTGTAAAGACGAAGAGGAAAATGATGATACTTGATGATGAATATATAACAAAAGATATGCTAACTAAAGATAGCTACAAAGGTAATTACTATGCAAATAAAAATGCAGTGATGTATGATTTACAAAATGGAAAACAAAATGTAGTTTGTTTTTGTGATAACATTTATACAGCACAAGGTATTGTTGAAGGTTTAAATTTATTAGATAAACTAGAAGCAGATGGAGTAGAGTTAAAAAAATGACACCAACTGAATTATCCCATAAGATATCCTCTATTCTTGAGAAAGAATTAGATGGTAAAGTATTTGAACACAAGACATACGTTAATGGTATGGGCTGTCAGTTTACTTTTTATTTAAAAGGTAAGTCATTCGTGGTTGACTTATGGGATGAAGATGTGGTATATGATAGTAAGGAGTAAAAAAAATATGAAACAATATACGTTTATAAGAACTGGTGGAGATAAAAAACATATTGAAGCCATGAGTTTAAAGAAGGCCATAAAGAAATATGATGGCAAACCAAATGATCATGACAATAATGTTTTAATTGTTTGGACAAGTAAGAAAGGTAATATGAGTAATCAAATGCTTAGACTACCATATGTATCTAGAAAAGAAAGAAAAGGTAAACTATGAGGACAAAATATGGAGAACGTATAAAACAAATATTAGATAATCATTACAAGTGGTGTAAAGAAAATGGCAGAGACACATCATGGTATGGTGAATATAAACGAGTAAGTACGAGGAAAAAAATTAATGTTCGTGTGGAAACATCCAAAATATTATAAAGAAATACGTAAAAAAAATTTGACAAACAAATCATTTTCTGATAAGGAAGATGATCATGAAAAAATACAAAATAAGAATAGCAG